CATTATTAAATTTAACTTCGAGATTTGCGGCTAAATTAAATATAAGCGACACCGCTTCCATGCTCACTCCTTACTTTAGGGATGCTGACACATCTCAATTAAACCTTACCTCCAGATTTTCGGCTAAATTAAATTTATTAGATACTTTAAATATGTTAGTGCCATACCTTCGGAAGGCTGATACAACTTTAATGTTATCAAAATATTTAAGAAGAGCCGACACATCATTATTAAATTTAACTTCGAGATTTGCGGCTAAATTAAATATAAGCGACACCGCTTCCATGCTCACTCCTTACTTTAGGGATGCTGACACATCTCAATTAAACCTTACCTCCAGATTTTCGGCAAAGCAAAACACCCTCAGCGGCACTGGCTTTATCAAAGCAAGCGGTACAAATATAACGTATGATAATTCAAGTTACCTTCGCACTGGCCTTGCGGATTCAACGTATTTAAAATTAACAGGAGGAACATTAACGGGAGGGTTGACGGGAACAAGTGCAACTTTTTCAGGCAACGTTGCAATAGGTTTTCCTGCTGCCTTTAAGCCATTTGAAGTTAAATCAAATGCAAACGATTATGTTTCGGTTGGAGTTGTTGACGGACTTAATAATTTCCAATACTCAGGCATTCATTTTGGATACAGGGAGGCAAATACTGATTATAGAAAAAGTGCTATTGTATTTCAAAGAAACGAAATTGGTTTAGCAGATGCGAGTGGGAAAATACATATTTTAAATGTTAATTCTGGTAATTCAGGCAGAAGTGCAAATTTAAGTGATGCAAAAATAACTATAGGAAATAATGGAGGTGTTGGAATTAATGATACAACTCCATCGTTTACACTTGACGTCAACGGCACACTCAATGCTACAGGCGCAGCAACTCTTGGCTCAACCTTGGCGGTGTCTGGCGATATAACCGAGGCAGGAAACAATGTTTTAACGAGCGCAGATACAACTTCAATGCTTTTGCCTTATTTGAGAAAGGCAGATACTACAAATATGTTATTACCTTACTTTAGGGATGCTGACACAACTTCTTTAAACTTAACTTCCAGATTTGCAGCTAAATTAAATTTATTTGATACTATAAAATTAACAACATTTGGAACAAGCAACGCTGCAACATTGATAAATAAAACTTTAAATATTCCAAATTACAAAACTTTAAGCGTTACCGATCCTTTGCAAGATTACATTGTTAAATTTAGCGATAACATTGGAGCTGGAATAAAAAGAAGTAATATATTTGAAGATGGTACAACTGTTGACATGGCAAGTAGTGACGTGAAATTAGGTGCAATAAAAAACAACGGTACATTTTCAAGTCCAATTACAATATCCACAAATTGCGGTTCTTCAGGATCGCCAAATTTAATCGGAACAAGCACTGGCAATTATGTAAATAACTGTTCATCTGGCACTGCTTATATTTTGCTTCCTAACCCAGCGGACGTATCTGGCTTTACAGTTGGAAGGATTTTAACAATTACTAATTTAAGGTCAAACCAAAGCATTGTTTTAAATACAAGTGGCTCTTATTCAAATGCAAGACCATTAGGAATAGACGGTGCGGCTGAATCATCTATTGCTGCAAAGCGGTGGATAACGGTGCAAAGCAACGGCACAAATTGGTATATTATTTCAACAGGAAGCGCATTGTAAACAACAAAAACAAAAACATGAAACAACTCCTTTCCCTTTTCCTCTTCCTTTTCCCTTGCCTTGCCATGGCACAGTACCCAGGCAATGCAGGGCAAAAGATTACATTGGGCGAACAAACGACGGCAGACGGGCTGGTGTGGCGTGGAAGAACATCTGATACGTCAAACCTAATGACAAACAAAATAGATACATCTGCCTACCTTGTTTTAGATACAATTACAGAGGCAATATGGCTTTACCTTGCATCAACAACACCAAAATGGAATAGGGTAGTTGATAGTCTAAATAATTTGCAAGGGCAATTATCGTTAACGACAAAAGTTACGGGCGTCCTGCCTGTGGCAAATGGGGGAACGGGTGAAAACATGTCAAGTTTACCAAATAATTATTTAATAAGAAAAAATTCATCTGGCATTTTTGATACAGCTGCAATATTTGAGTCTGGAGGCAATGTCGGTATTGGAACAAATGCGCCAACAAGTAAGCTTGATATTGTTGGAACTATAGAGCTTAATGATGGAAGTGCTGGCACTGGAATTAATCCAACAATAAGGTCATTAAATAATATAGTTGGTTTTTCGCAAATGCAATTATATCCTCAAACAGGCACAAATATTAATCAAAGTTTTCAAATAGTTCCGAGAGGCTCGGTATCTGGGAACAATAAAGCTCAAGTTCTTGTCTTTGGGACTGATTATATCGCAGATGCAAATAATTATGAATTAGCATCCTTTAGAGCAAGAAGTAGCGATTTTGTTTTGTTTACCGACAGGGCTGGTACAGGTACACTTAGACCAATTATTTTAAGTGGTGATGGATTGGCAACAAATCAATTAGCGCTAGCAACCTCTGGCAACGTCGGCATTGGTACAGCAAGTCCAGCCGTTCAATTTCACACGACAGGCGGAGTGAGGTTTGCAACTTTTGCAGGAGGCGGAACAACAACATTAAGCGTAGATAATACTGGAAATTTAGCGCGTACATCAAGTATTATATTGAAAAAAGATGTTATACCTATAAGCCATGGTTTAAATGAAATTTTACAAATTAAGCCTATTAATTTTAATTGGATAGACGAAGATAAATTTGGTAATGAAAATGAAAATGGATTTATTGCTGAAGATGTTATGAATATTATTCCAAATGTTGTTGCAGCTGATTCCTATGGTTTATTTATGGATTATACCAAATTAATTCCCATCCTCACCAAAGCCATACAAGAACAACAAGCCTTAATCAAGGCACTTGAACAAAGAATTTTAATCCTCGAAAACAAATAACATGAAAAAAATACTTTATTTTTTACTCCTTCCTTTCCTTGCCCTTTCGCAGGACGTTGTTACCGATACCGTGTACATTCAAAAGCAAGGCAATATTTATTACCTTGTTACCATGACCACATTCAGCGATAGCACGGTCACAGGCAATAAACAAATACTTGGCGATTCATTGACTGCCATTCAAAGCCTTGTTACCGATGCTGAAAGGCAAAGCAACACCATTGCCATCCATGCAAAGCCATTGATTTTAAAAGGCAAGGCAGTAAAGCGGATTAATTATTACAATAGCCTTCACCTTCAAATAAGCGGAAAACCTGTTTACACGTCAACGGCACTTAGGGATTCAACTGCTTTCCTTGGCGATTGGACATTGGTATTTAACGGAGAAAATATTCTGGGTGAAATACAGTTAAACAATGCCAATAGATTTATCTTTAATCCTGATAACGGCAAAGTATATACCATTTCAACAAACCTGTTACTCTCGACTTTTACAAATCAAATCACCTTTTCATTTAACGGAGTGCGCTATGACTTATACAAGTTTGCTAATGGAAAATTTGCAACCGTTGATAATGAAGTTAGGCTCATAAAAAAGGAATAATGAAAACAACTTTAATCAACTTTTTGCACCTTGGATGGGAAAAAATAACATACGCAATTTGCTGTGGATATATTTTTTCCTTCTTCATACCGATTAAAGGATTTTTGATTTTCACGGTTTTCGTGGTTTTCGCAGACATGGCAACGGGAATCCTGGCAGCAAGGAAAGAGCAGCAGAAGATAAATAGCAAAGGGCTTTATCGAACAATGGAAAAGATCGTTGTGTATTTTTGTGGTATCCTTATATTCGAGGGTGCAAGAAATACCTTTAGTCTTCCATTCAACATTACTTACATGGCAGCGTTTTTAATTGCAACCGTGGAGTTATATTCCATTTCAGAAAATATAAAACGTATAACAGGCGTAAATCTTGGCGTTTTAATCACGCGTTTTTTTAATCGTTAAAATAAATAATATGCAGACTAATTTAAAAGATGCCTTAAAAAATGCAGACGGAATAAAATCACCGATGGGTGACGTGGCTTGTTACTCAATGAACTTTGCGGAGCTTGCAAGTGAAATTAATGTTCATCTTGAAGGCAATAAGGTAAAATTTACTTGGCGGGAATATATCCAGTTGGCTCAAATCATTTGGGACAAAATCAAGGAAACAAGCCGCGAATGTGCTGGGAAGGAGATTTC